ATAACAACTTTTGGAGGAGGAACAGGAGGAGGAGGAACAGGAGGAGGAGGAACAGGAGGAGGAGGAGAAGGAGGAGGAGGAGAAGGAGGAGGAGGAGAAGGAGGAGGAGGAGAAGGAGGAGGAGGAGAAGGAGGAGGAGGAGAAGGAGGAGGAGGAAGAGGAATAAATTCAACACTAGTTGATACGTTTGTCAGCGTTCTTGTTTCGGTTTGCTGTTGAATTCCTAAGATTGGTTGAATTGCCGATAATGTATTTATTTGTGTGTTTATTGTAATGTTGTCAGCGGTATATTTACCTTTGGCAGAAGTTATTATAGATGATTTACCAATTGTTAAATCATCAATGTTTAATAATTGAAATAGTCTATCTCCAGTTCTAAAAGTCTCTGGAGGAATTCTAAATAAACCACATATAAATCCATTAGAATCAGATACCAGCTGTTCACCAAAGTCACCATTTGGTCTTACTATTCTATTTTCTTGTCCTGTTTCAACTTCTGATATCCCAGACAAAATTCCTGGAGAACAATGCTCAGAAACATTTACATCATCAAAAAATGCATATAATTTCGTATTCGGTTTCATCGATCTTGCAATAAATGCGACAAGTCTCGATCTCATGTATGGATTTATAGATACATCAGTTACATAATTTCCTAATTCAAAATTTTCTGTAAAAGTATCAACAGTTAAGTCTCTTATTATTCTATCTTGAGTCGATGTTGTTGTTGTCGTTGTTGTTATTATATTCCCAGTCTGATTTGTAGTTGATGAAGATGATGATGAAGATGATGATGCAGTTTCTCTCCAATCTCCATACAGTGCTCCAAATGGAGAATTTTCAAATGCTTCCCAAGGAGTTGCCAAATCAATTACAGTGTTTACATCAGGAGCCTGTTCTTCATCTTTAAAAAAATCAGTAGATGGGTATAAATCTACAAATCCGTTCCATTGCCAGGAAGATTCTGCTACAACTCTTGTTTTTGTTGCAAATCTTTGTGAAATGTATAATTCATCTGTATAAGGCAAAGTTACTATTGGTCCTGTAACTTGCACATTATTAGAATCAATAGAATTAAATGTGAAATCTACATCATGACTTTGGAAGAATGGTCGTGCAACAGTTTCATCTTTATCAATAGCAATTTTATATTCAAAATCAGATACATTTCCTATATTATGACTATTAAATGGATCGGCAAATATACCGTTCTTAAATCTATCTAATCCATTTATATCTGAAATAGTCAAATCTTTTGCTTGTTGTTCTAACACATTTAAAACAGTATAATATTCAACACGTTTAATTCTATCTTCAAGTGTTCCAATATCTTTCATTGTATATCTTTTATTTTTTCCTAAAGATATACGTATAAAAGATAATGTTTTATAACTATCAAATTCTCTTTTTGTTGGAGACGGATATGCAACAACAAATGAATTTGCTATATTCATTTGATCTGTTTCAATAACAGGACTTATAGGATTAGTTGACGGAACACCAGAAACAACATTAAAATTTCCATTTTTATCCAAAGAAATAATATCACGTCGAGGTAAATAATATTCAAAATCTGCTGTAAAATTACTATCAGGAATAATCATATATTGACCAGTTCCAGATATAGAAAATGCATTCGCAGTAGAAACAGGATTAATTGTTGCAACACCTTCTGTTGTTGCAGATACTGCTGTGTTAGATTTAATTGCACGGAAATCAATTAAATTTCTTAATTCTTGACCATTATACTGGGGCAATTCAATAGTTTGAATTGCATTTGTATTTGCAGTGTTTTCATCATCAATTGGATATGATTCAACAGAAAAGAATCCTACAGATGCTGTACTATTAGAAGTAAAATGATCCAATTCAACTAAAATCTTTGTTGATGCGGTTATATTTGATGCATATTCTGGTTTAATAACCAATCTTCCGTGGTCATATAATTCATCTCTCTGACCAGTATCAAGTTTAAACCATGTTATCCGATCCGGATTTGTATTTGTATAATCTGTACCAACATAAATATGCCTAATCTTATGAACATCAGACAATCCTAATTCCCATGGCCCTACAGTAGTAGCAGCATTATTTGAACAATCAATTTTAACAAAGCGATTCTTATTAATTACTTTAGGAATAGCAGTTGCTTGATTTCTATTAACTGGGTATTCACAATATACTGTTTGTGTTCCAGAATCTAATGTCAATCCAAGATTAGCAGAAAATGATGTATTTGAATTAATTGTAACATTTGCTAATGGCAATGGAGTACCAGTAACAAAATATTTCTGAAAATTACTTCCAGTATTTGATTCTGGTAAGGGAGAATCAAGTGTCATTTGTGATGCAGAATCAATAGACACAACACGTCTAATATATGTTTGTGACGTATTAGCATATATTCTAATTAATGAATTTGCAGTTAGTTGTGTATCCAATGATGTTCCAGAATTCACAATACTACTTCCAGCATTTAATTGAATAGTGCCAGACAAATTAGCAGAATATGCATTTGATGACAAATATACATTATATTGTTCAAGTAAAGCACCTGATAATATAGAGCCGCTTGTTTGATTTAATCTTTCAGTAGATGCACCAGGAGCAGCGGTATCTATTGTAATAGTAACAACACCAGCACCAGTCATTGTACCAGACTTAGTCTGACTGTAAATATAGCTGGTATCACCGATTCCTGTATTATCAGTAAGCCGCTTTACTGCAAATAAACCAGTTTCAAATACAGCAGATGTTCTAGTTGATTCTTTTAAAACTGCTAATTGATTTTCTAAAACAATATCTGCTTTTGCACTTCCAAAAGTACCAGACATATATAAACTTTTAACATCTGCACTAAAACTTTTACCAGAATTCATTCTGATATTAAAGAGATAAACTAGATACTTGGCAGTTGGAGAACCCTTCACTCCATCTTCAAACGCTACAGCACGAACATTTGCTTTACCGACAACTGTTCCTGATGGAGTAGATGTTGTACCTTCATATTCAGATATTGCATTTTGTGGAGAATCATACAAATCAATCTCTGATAATTGTTCTGTGTCAAAAACGCCTAAAAACTCATCACAAATAACATAATTGCCATAGTTTGCTGTAATTATTTGATTTTGTGCAACTTCTGTTGTAGTTGCTCTTGGTGCTTCAACTTTAGTTGTTCCAATTTTTTCAATTCTATGCCCACGAACATATGCTATACCCGGAGATACTTCATAGAAAAATGATTGAGAGTTTGCCGAATTTACTCTTGTTTCAACTTGAAATGGTTTAATAACATAATCACCAGACTCTTCATATGTTTTTCTAGCCATTTGCTGTTCAATAGCATTATACTCAGGATTATCTTTTTGCTCCGTTGGTTCTTGGCCATCAAATTCAACAATTGCAAAGAAATTCTTATTTTCCGCTGTTTCTGATCTCAGTTTAGAAACAAGCGAGGGAATTAATTTTAACCTATGAGCACCAGGAGCATTCTCGTTTGTATATCCAAGAGCATTATCGGTCAGAGAAAGATCGCCATTCTCATTAATAATTTCTTCAATAGTATTAAATCCAACAACATAACCAGTAACATTTGTTGAAAAATCTTTAATTGTTATAATCTGTGGTTCGACCTTCGTAAAAAATCCTTTTTGAAAAATTATACCATCAGAAACTCCAATGCAATATGCCTGTCCATTGGATGTAAATGTACTATTTGTTGCAAGTGTATTTACAGTATAAAGAAGATTGTTTGAAACTAGATTGCCAAATCTATTTTGGGTGTTGGCATAGATGTAAAGAGTATCACCAGGAACGAAAATATTAACATCATTATTAGCAGTATCTGTGCCTGTTACGATATAATCCAGATAAAATCTATTGGTGTTTGGTGGATCAGATTTTATTCCATTTTTTGCTATTTTAATTGTAGCACGAACAGCATTGTTTGAATCTGTAGAGTTTGTTATAACGTATGAAGAATCTAAATCTGTTGGAAACACTTCTGATTGTGTTCCATTTGCGAATGAGAATTTATCTTCAACAGAAATATAATCAACAGTAGGATAATATGTAATACCGACACCATCAACAATGGAACCATCTTTGAACATATGATTACCAAAGCGTTCAATTTGTTTTTGTAAAATTGTTTGTGCTTGCGTCAATTCTCTTGCTTGAACAGCAACAGAAGGTCTAAAAAGAATTCTATGAAATCTTTTATCTTCATCATAATCATCAAAATATGGTGAAACATTAAAGTTAGTTGAAAGAGTTGTCATTATTATTTTCCTATTATAACTTAATAATCAGATTATATGCTTCATTTTGATTGTTT